AGTGTCGGTGTTAATTCCCACTTTGTCATTGGTGCCGTCAACAAAAAGCATGTGGGTGTTGTTGTCGCTTTCTACTCGGAAATCTACCAGCGAATCAGAACCTTGATTCACCACAACCTCTGGTACGGCCCCATCGACTCGTAAACCTTCGCGAAGTGTACCATTGTCATTAGCCTTAAATACGATGTGCTTGTTGGTAAAGTTATTTTGAATCAAGATATTGTTAGAATTGTTGTATCCTATCTGACCCAAGATGGTTCCCGTGGAGCCACTGAAGTAAATGGTAGGTTCCACGTCGTGCAATCGCAGACTACCAGAAATATAAGTTTCGCCGCTAGCGCTAACGAAGAATCGTTCGCCGCCGGCTTGAGCTGCCGCGGAAATAAGCTTTTCGTCTCCGGAACCGGATACGTTAAAGACGCCGCCGAAGTGATTGCCTCCCACTACTGTCTGACCTGAGCCCGACACGCCGAGAGCAATGCGACCACCGTCAGCTATTCTTCCCTGCATCAAGCATAAGACTTTATTGCTGGTATCCGAAGGCCTAACAGAGATCATGCCCGAAGTTGGATCGTAGGCAAACTCGTCTCCGACGGCTATGTGGGGAACTGTTCCCCCTACATGTATTCCGTGAGAGCTGCTTATGGCACCGCCGGCTTTTAGGCCCGCGGATGCGGATACCGATCCACTTGCAAAAACATTACTTCCAAACTCTCCCGCGCCCATCAGCATCATGCCGGCTGAACTGGAAAGAAGCCCCTTCATTGTGGTCGATCCAGATACTCTCAGATATCCAGATGTTTCAACTCCTGTAGTTAGTTGAGCGATAGTTCCTGACAGGGAGGTCGGTAATGCCCCATTGCTTGCCGCGGTAATGCGACCTTGAGAGTCAACTGTTATATCTGCACTATTATAAGAACCCGGAGTGACCGCGGTGTTATCTAGAGCAATTGTAACGGTGTCGGTTGCGCCGGCGGTAGAAGTGAGACCTGTCCCGCCTGCCACTGTCAGTGTGTTTCCGTTTGTAATGGCCTGAGAAGAACCTCCGTCCGCGCCTAAAGTGAACGATGACATTGTACCCACACCTGTTAATGTGCCGCCGTTTCCATAGAAGTTAGTAGCATGAACACCGCCGGTGACAGCCAAATCGCCAGATGATGAAATCGAGCCGACTGTAGCGACGCCCACAGAACTCGAAATTTGAGTGCCATTAATGACAGTTGCGAAATTTGTGCCGGGGCGGACCACCACTCCTTGATCGGAATAAACGCTGTTAGCGTGTACGGCGCCGGTTACGGCTAAGTCCCCAGATGATGAGAGGGATCCGACGGATCTTATGGTGCTCGAACCCGAAATGGATCCGGTAGCAACAATACTAGAGAAAGAACCCGTCCCCTTGATAGTGGTGGCGCCGGCTAAAGTGGTCGAGCCGGATACTTTCAGATATCCCGAGGTCTCTACTCCAGTGGTTAGTTGGGCTGTTGTGCCAGACAGCGTGGTAGGTAATGCCCCGGCTGAGGCGGCTGTCAGTCGTCCTTGTGCGTCAACAGTTATGCTGGCGTTGGTGTAGGAACCTGCACTTACGGCGGTGTTGTCCAACGCAACCGTAACGGTGTCGGTGGCGCCTGCAGTGGTGGTGAGGCCCGTACCGCCTGCAATTGTGAGAGTGTTGCCGTCGGCAATGCTTTGCGCTGATCCGCCGTCGCCAGCCAAACTGAAGGAACTCATTGAGCCCACCCCAGTCAGTGAAGCACCTGACCCGTAAAAGTTTACAGCATGGATATTTCCACTTACTGCGATGTTGGCCGATGATGACACTGAACCAACTACTCGGAAAATCCCAGAAGCCGACAATTCAGTATTTGTTACATTCACTCTAGGGGCCCCGCCGGTCCTTAAAAGTATCTGATCATTCTCGAAGTCGATTTGAACATCGTTCGGATCTCCCTCGTACTGTATATCGCCTGAGTGTTGGGGGCCTTTATTAGAGTTGTATGCCATTTAAAATGTTTCCTTTTGTATAAATAGATTTTTAAGTGCCTTTGGCACCCACTACCCACCAGTTCTCTCCATCAGATTGGAGGGAGCGTACTGAGTAGTTAGTCTTGATCGCGGCCTCGTCACGCAGATCGATGTTGCCTTCGTTTACCTTAATAACTACGGGATAAGAGTTAATTTTGTATTTATCCGAGTTGGCCTTTTTGACAGTGATCACACGCCCTTTGTTGTTGCATGCGGGGGGCAACACCACGGTAATGGGGCTCTTTTGCGTATCACACAACAAGGTGTAGTCAGAGGGTTGGACTTCATAGATTCTCGATGAAACAGTGGCGATGTTTTGAAATACGGCCCCTTCACACCACACATCCCCGGATATTTTAAGATCTTGGGTTCTAGTGGTGCCGTCAACCTGCAGCGTATCTGTGGCGGGGTTATAGTTAAAATTAGGGGATGAGGTAAACCCTTGTTTGTTTTTTATCTGGATTTCGTTGGGCTGACCAGAGGCATGTTGAATCTTATTTTTAATATAGCCTTCGTATAAGTTATTCAAAGTTGAGTGTACAACTGTGCCTCGGGAAATGTCTGACACCATTATCAAGTCATTATCACTAAGACTCTGGCCGCCGCGCGTAACATTTTCCGTCTTTGTCAAATCTAAAGTTAGCTTGCCGTTATTCATAGAGAGAGCACCATTATTTGCTAGTGCGATAGACACGCCGTCCTTATCCGCCACCACACCTGCAGACGTTTTAATTTGGAGGTTTCCTCTAACATTGGTAAGGCCATTACCCAGCTTGAGGTTATGTGCAGCTATCGTCCCATCAAATCGATCGGTGGGGACATGACTAATTCCGCTGGCATTCCCTTGGATTGTTTCAGCTGTTAAGTTTTTTGTCTTAAGGGTTGCGCCATCAAACGTAAGATTGTAATTGGCGGAGGCCTCTCCGTCAGAAGTATATGTAAGCACGGCTCCCTTGGTGGTGCCTGTGACCTTATTTATTGCTACATCCTTCATGGTTGCGCACGGACTTTGAGCATCAGTATCCCAGAAAACACTAGCACTCACCGTGTTTTTAAAAACCTTCACTCCATTTATTTCTTGATCTCCGTGCTGATCCACAGAGCCCTCTACGGCACCCTTTAAGACATTATAGGCCATTTTTGTTCCTCATCTTCAATAAATAGATTATGTTTATGTATTAGGCACAAAAAAGAGGATGCCCCCACACGGAGGGCATCCAAGAATAATAGCAACTCTACAAGATTGCAAAAACAAATCTTAGTAGATTAGCCAAGTATCCGAACCAACGTATTGCATGGTAACAGCACCACCATTAGATTCGAGTCGGATGTTAGCCTGACCATCGATAAGGTGAGAGCCACCGCCATCAACAGCAATAATCAGGTCAAAGCCGCCCAGACTAGCCGGAGCTTTAACGCGAACGATGTCGTTGCTAGATGGTGAAGCTGGGAGCGTCCAAGTACGATCTGCGGTGAAGGTAGCTGTACCGTAGTTCAGGCCCTCCGCAAGAGTCGCGTTGGCATCACCAACACCAGCCGAACTAACAGCAGCGTCTGTGGACAGAACACCATTAGTAGCGGTGATACCTGCGCCGGCCATGGCCGTTGCAAGGTCAGCAATGCTTTCTTTCTTCGAGTTGTTAGAATCGTTAGCGTCGATAATAGCAATGCTATCAGCAGCAACATCAACAGCCGCTGCGCTCAACTCGTTAAGATCGAGAGAGAGGACGCCGGATGCAGCACCAAGACCAGTACCAGCTAAGTCCGAAACAACATTCGTACGAGTACGAACCTGAAGGTCACCAGAAGTACTGTCACGAGAGACAAAGAAGTCTGCCGCGTCAAGGGAAGCAGCACCAACATTTGGCATGTTGATGATAGCGTTAGAGGCTTCGAGAGCACCGGAGATGTTCATCGCACCAACGAAAACTGAGGAACCAACGATTGTGGAACCTGCAGAAGACGAAAGGGTGCCAGACAAGGTGAGAGCACCAAGCGAAGAACCTGCAGCAGCAGCAGAGATTGAGACAGTCTTTGTTCCAACCTTGCTGATAAAGCTGTCACTAGCGCGGAAGTTAGCGAAAACTGCATCTGTAGAACCGGTAAGAGAACGCAAAGTGCGAACATCTTTGTTAGAGTCAGCAACAACAACTTTGCTAGCAACGACAGCATCACCAGAGCCATCGATAAAGCCGATTTCTGCATCAGTAAGAGCAGAAAGAGTTGTCAGTTTAGCAGCAGTAACGTCTGCACCAGCACCGTCAAGCTTGTTAAGCTCAGCAGCAGTGGAAGTGACCGCAGAACCACCAAGTTGAAGACCGCCTGCTTTGGCAACGTTGAAGTCAACGTCGTTAGCAAGAGCCAAAGATTGGTTGGCAAGAGTCATGATGTCGGTATCGGCATCACAACCAATAGTCGAGCTGTTATCAACAGCCAGTGACTTGAGTGCGGTGTCACCGTCAGCATCAACCGAGAATCCGGCCATTGTGATGGTGGCAGCAGTCATGTCGCCATCGGTATCGATGTTACCACTAACAGCCAAGGTGCTACCAAAAGTAGCAGCGCCAACGTTGTGTAGTGCTTTCGAACCAGAAACAACACCTGCGCGGTCGATCTGGTATAAGAGGCTCTCGTTGATATCCGATTTTATTTCGAATTTACCTTCTTGAGCCAAGGCACCACTCATGATAGCGGCACCTAATTGAAATTTATAAGCCATGTTAAAAAACCCTCCATATTATAGTTTTTATTTATGGTTATTTGAACAAGATATACTCGCCCAAATTTGACACACATGAGACATGTGTCACTTATAAATAGTCCTCCCGCGGCGATAAATTTTTAACAGATGAAGAATTTATTCGCACCATTACAATAAAGCTGGATGGATGCAAAAGGTGACTCCAAAACTACTTGATTTTGACCATCGATTGTATCCGAAGCAGAGCCGGAAATTGTGATGTGATTCACGTTGGCCGCGCCTCCCTCATCTTTAACAACCATGGTCTGCCCATCAAGAAGCGTTGTGGCTGTGGGGAGCGTTAGCTTTACCGTATTGGCTGTGGTGTCGACGCCAATATAATAATCAGTTGTGCTGACTGAATAGTCGGAGTTCACGAACTTTCTTTTGTGCGTAACAGATCCGCTAATAAAAGTAGATCCTGAAACTTTGAGGTATCCGGAAGTCTCTAGACCTGTTGAGCTATAGACTCTCTGGGAGCCCGAGACACTGCCGGCGGCAATACCGGTTAGATTTGAGCCGTCGCCATAATAGGAGGTAGCATGCACGCTCCCGCTTACCGCCACATCTCCCGATGATGAAATAGAGTTGGCCACAGTGACCACACCCGAACCAGACATCTCACCCACAAGGCCCAATGTTGTCCCGTCGAATGTGAGATTCGTCTCACAAGTTAACGTATTGGCATCGCCACCAACATTCGTAACCAAGGAGTTATCCGTCGCGTTAGAAACGCGAGGAATGTTTATAACATCGGCGCCGTCGGAAGTACTGAGGTTGCCCGACACGATACCGGCATTGACGCCCTCTATCTTTAATAGCTCTTCGGGGAGCAGTACGGAGCCCGATAAATTATTATATGCCATGTGGTTTCTCTCCTAAGTTAACTAGAAGACGAACCAGTTACTGCCATTTGAATACAAACTAATTGCGGGCATCGTTCCGGTTAAGATATATGACGCGTCTCCATCGATCGTATACGTGTCGGTAACAGATCGGGTCAACGTGATGTTGGAGAGTCCGCGGGGTGTAGTGACCTCATCCTTGACCACTAATATAGCTCCCGCAGAAAAATCCGAAGGACTGGGAATGGTGATAAAGATATTGCTGGGAGCGACGACCGTGGCTGTGACTCCCAAAATATGCTCGAAAGTGGATGCTGTGTGGTGACTACTTGTAACATTAGTGTAGTTTGCACCAAAGCCTCTCACAAACGTTTGTTGACTATAAGCACTCGCGGTGAGGATTGCAACCTCCGGAGTCGAACCAGCCCAGATTTCTAAGCTACCGGTGCGCGAATGTATATCGTCGGTACTATTACCGAAAAAGGTTGATCCAGTCGCATCAATGTGGGTGATATCTTGGTAATGTATTGCACTCGCTGAAATGGCTCCAGTAACGGTCAGGTTACCAGAAAGGACCAGCGTGTTGGGTGTATGTTCTCCAATAGATGCTGTATGGAAAACAAAATATGCGGAGCCACTTGTGGCATTAGCACCCGTGAGAAACTGTACGGATCCGGTTGGGCCGGCCGCTTGGCCACCACCACCTGTATCTGTACAGTCTACATATGCCCACCCAAAGTTCGCCATGGGCCTAGCCTACTCCTGACGAACCTGACCAGTTTGGACCGGCGCCGGGTGGGGTGCCAGTGCTAACTCTTATAGCCGGGATCCCCGTAAGGCCTGCAATGATATCGACATCCGTTGAGCCAGACAACCATACTGCTGAGACCTTTAATTCCAAAACACCGGAATCAACAGGAAGATCTGAGGTGCCCTTACCAACTGTAAAGTAGTTGGCCGAGCCAGTAATCCCTGTCTTTGAGAATCCCACCTTAACCGCAGTAGTTCCTTTGTTGATAACCTTAAACCATCGGGTCACATACGGAAACGTCACCTCATAGCCGCCCGGGCGAAGGCCGTGGTTGGCATCAATGCTGGCGCTAGCGTAGGGTTGTCCGCTGACTTGATAGGAACCAACGTTATTTAAGCCCGGCTCTAAATTCCAACTTCCCATTATAAAACTCCTTCAAAATTTTGATTTACAATATAAATAGTCACTTATTTTTTCTATTGCGCCTTTGTTGTGCGCGGATGCGCTTTTGTTCTTCACGATACCGTGCACGACGGGCTCGTTCTTGTTTCTCTTTTTTCTTTATGGACGGCTTCTTGTAGCGGCGGCGCTCCCTTACTTCTTCTACAATTCTTTCTTTTTTGACCTTCTTTAAGAATCTCCGAATCAATCGTTCGGAACTCTCCCGGTGGTGTCTTGGTCTTGTAATAACTTGTGATTTCTTTTTCATTATATTCCTATTTCATTGCCTGCCAGATTTTTGATGAGGCACCCATGATCGAACTAATGTCCACACCAGCATCTCGCGGATCGCCTAGATCCGGACCACCTTTAGACGGCCCAGAGGTCGAAGCCTCGTATGCTGTAAACGCCTCAGTGCCTTCAAACAAATCAACGCCATTGTAGGCATCTTTACTTACAGCTTCCATCATTCGCCGGCGCACTTCTTGTGCCTTGGCATTATTAACAGGAGGTGCCTCTTGAGGTTGGGGGGTCGGCGCGCCTTCAACAATAGTCTGTGTAGTCAATCCGCGAACAACTTCCGTTACGACGCCAGATAAGAGTCCTTCTTCCAATAGAACCTCATTTATACACTCTTTTACGAGAGGCTTTATGATTTTTTTAAGCTCACTCTTTTTCATGAATCACCTCGTTTAAAAGTCGATTGATCTTGTCAGCCTTGGTAAACACATCGTTTGTGTACTCTTTGGCTTCGCGCATCATAAAGGCACCGGGTGTTGATGGTTCCGAAACCATATCAAAACAAATAAGTTGAAAATCGTCTTCGACAATAGTTTGACCACGGTCTTCTCTGACAGAGCCCATGCCGCGGGAAGATACGCCTACCGTAACACCGCCATTAACAAGTTCTTTTAAAATCTTGCCGGAAGGTGTGTCAAGGACCTTAATCTTTCCCATGACGTTTTTTCCTTCCATCCAAATCTCGGTCACCATGTGTGATGCATTCTTGAGATTTATAACCGAGTCATCAGGGTGATCCAACTCTCCTAGTGCTCTGTTTTCTTTCACGAGCTTCTTATAGTTCTGCACCTCGCGCTGCATTGTTTTATGCTGGTACACGCGGCCATTTCCGTTCTGTGTTTCGGTCATCTGCATAATTCCGGAAAGGATCATACCTCCTTCAGAGACATATCGCTTCTCTTCTTCGGTAAGAAGATCTTGACAAATGCCCCCATCGCACAGTGCATAGTATTCTCTTAATAGTTTTTTTGACATTATTCAGTATCCTCTTTTTCTTCTGCCACCCTGTTAAGGAGTGCCATACTGGCTGCAGTTTCATCTTCTTCTGGTGCTGCCCCGGCAAGTTTTGGTAAAAGATTTTTAAGTCTTGTATTGGAAGCCTTTACAGAGCCGAGTGCTTGTTTCACTGGTCTCAATGCTCCAGATTGAATATCTAAGCCAAGCTTTTCCAGATCGTCAACCATGGCACCTACCATGGCATCAATCTTCTTGCTGTAATCTGCTAAGACAACGGCGCCTTTTTTTCTGGCTGCAACTGTCTGTAGCTCGGCGCCGGATTTAGTAGCACCCATTTTTGATAGTGCTTTCCCGGCGAGGCCCTGTAAGCCGCCTTTGGCCCGGGCCTTCAGTCTAGTTAGGATGTTTTCATCCACCTCCCCAGATTCAATCATCGCTTGAATTTCTTCATCAATAATTGATTTAAGTTCTGATTCTTTTAATATCATAGCAGCTAACTTCCTTTACAGCAATGTCTTACTGGTTGAAGCATCCACTTTTGTGTCCAAATGTTTGTGTTCATGTTTTATTCCTTCGTCTCCAACGAGCATTGTTAAAATATATGATGTTCCCGAGGACAAACCTCCTAACAAGAAGAGGTTGACTAATGAAACGTCAAAGTTAAATAGTTCCGTAAATGGAGAAAGTATCATCAAAAACCACCCGACATGAAATCCCATGCACATAGGGCAGTGAAATACTTTTCCATATCCTCGTAGAAACTCTTTACTGGGGCGCAGTCTTTGTATAAGGGGCATATCGCTATAAACTAATATCTGGGTGAGACCATACGCGCAAAGTATGAATGTCAGTATTTCCATTAATCACCTTGTGTTTGTTGTTTTGTTACGTTGTTGCTCGTTGTACCGCTCAGATCAAGCGTTGGTAACCACGCTTGAATAACTTTGTCAAAATCCGGAATAATCTGATCCGGGTTTTTTGCGATATGATTTGGGATATCGTCGAGCATTTTCTGCACAAATCGATCTTCAAGTTCGTCGTCGATGAGATCCTCAAAGCCGTCATCTAAATTAAATAAATCTAAGAAAGGATTCGCTTTAGTTTTTGAATCGTCGGCCGTTGAGTAAGTCTTGACCATATCTCCGATCACCTCTGCGGTATCGGCGCCGATTTCAATCATCGCCCCAATAGGACCCGTTAAACTAGCAGCAAGCTTTAGCAAACTTTTCCCACCCAACTTTAAAAGTTTCTGTTGTCTCTCAGTTGTTTCTTGGCCTTCTTTCTCGGCCCTAATAAGTTCAATTGTATCACCCAACATTCTCCATGTTACAAAATTGGACTGCTCTTCATAAAGGATGAACCTGTCCCAATGTTGCATTATCGATTTCATCTCGGACATACATTCTCTCATACAGTGTACATATAACCAATCGAGTAAGGATCTCGCACGTAACCAGTTCTTATTGATCCTTGCTCAACTTCTTGAGGCACCTCACCCAGTTCGGTGGAGTCAGCCTTATCAGGATGCAGAAGCTCGTCATCGGCCATCGATACGATAGCTTCTGTCTGTTCAAAGTAGGGTCTTTCTTCTTCAATAAAGTTAGAAATATTGATGAGCGCCATCTTTGCAGAGCTAGCGTTTTCATCGATTGATTCCTCCAGTGTTCCCTCTAGGGAGCCATAGAATGCTCCCGCTTGAATGCTTTCTGGAACGACGAGGCCTCGCTTTCTTAAGTGAGCAAATAATCTATTCTGCGCGCCGTACACTAAATCGTTCATTGTTTCTTTAGGGAAGACTACAACTTTTTTCTTACCGGGAGAAAGAACAATATCAATGTCGCCATGGTCAAAAATCATTAAGTCGCCATTCATAGATTTTCTTAAGTCTAACTCAAGTCTAACTTTTTTAGCGTTTGCTTTTGCTCCAACTTTAATGATTACGGCCATTTTTAGATTTCCTTTACTAGCTCTTGAGTTTTTAAAACAGTTAACAAAATCTCATCATTTATTTCTGTCTTCTTGAAGCCATCAAGCTTCTCTACAATCTGGAATGCTTTGTTCTTCATTTCTTCGTCGTTTGAAAATATCTCATCCGTCGTGGCTGAAGTTAGCGCATTCTTAAGACGAACAATCTCTTCATTCAAAAACGACTTAAGTCCCACTGAGTTGTCCGAAAAAGATGTAATGTAATAAGACAATAGCTGCTTTTGTTCCTCAGTTAGGGTGGTTGAATACTTTTCATTGAACTTATCGGTAAAGAAGCGAAGTGTGATAGAGTCGATTTCCTCTGCATCTTCTGGAGTCCCTGTATTGCCGCACATGCTTTCCACAAGAGTATTCTCCAGCATCACTCTGTTTTTTGGTGATACTTTATCTGAAAAGATCTGATCTATTGTGGCGATAGTTTTATAGTTTGGAACAAAGTTTCCGAAAACAGATGAGGACAACTCTTTATTGATGTCGTTGATCAGAGCGCTCTGTTGTTTGAATAAGCCATGCGGATCGATCAGTCTCATAGAAATCTTAGCTTCGGTGAGGATCTTGCGGCTAGTGTCTGCGTCAAGGCCTTGGTTCTCATAAAGAGACCTATAGCACTCATAATGTTTTTTAAGATCGCTGCCTGACTTAAAGTGTCTTTTAACTATGTCGAGAACCGCTGCTTTTCTATCTTTATCACCTTTTAGAATTGCAATGGTCGCTTCACGCATCAGCGTCTCAAAAACAAACGCAGTGTTCCTTTTTTTGTTATGTCTGATCTTCATCTTTTTGCTCCGTTAATAACTTGTCTTTTTTACTTAGTGTGTCAACCAAGTTTCGAAGTGACTGATTGACTTCGAATATTTTCTCTTCTTGATTTAACTCTTCTAAAGAATAAGTAGACTCTAAATCGTCGTAAAAACCACTTGGGTCCAAGGTTTCTGTGACTCCTCGGCCAAGCGCACTCAACATATCGCGACCGGGCAGCGTTGTTCTTGGGGTAATTTCTGTGCTGCCTATACTGGCCAAGTGTCTCGTTCTACCACCGGAACCATTCTTGCTGGCTGCCACGGGTTCATATTTTTTAGCGCTGTGGCTTCTCGGGCCCTTGTGATACTTTGTTTTGCGTTTTTGTTGTGGGGTTTTAGTAAGATCAGGAGACTTGCGAGATCCCGGAGGTACAGCAAGAAGTGGTGAGTCATCTCCACCACCCGCATCAGCGTCTCCAGCGGGCATTTCTTCGGCTTCGCCTCCCCCTGCTTCCAAATCCAAGTCTCCGCCTAGATCTCCCCCAGCGTCTGCGCCCAAATCGCCACCAAGATCGCCACCAAGATCGCCGCCAAGAGCGCCACCTTCTGTAGCTGCACCGCCTTCAGCAACTTGCTGCAAGGTTGCATCGTGCTTACGATCGTAGTACATCTCTCTTTGGTTTCTGATGAACTCTTCGTGCGAGAGTCCGAAAATGTTATCTGCCACCCATCTACGGGAGAAATACCCCTCCGTGGCAGAGGCTGCAATATCAAACTTAGACTTCCAGTGTTCAATTTCTTGAAGCTCTGCAATTTTGGATGGGTTATTGAGGGCAAGTTTGAATGACAACAAGTCATCTCCGCGGAAACCAAGAGTATACAGGTGAATAATTCCAATCTTTTCCAGCTCCGCTACAATAACACGCTGAAGACGTTGGATGGTGCGGGAAAACCTAATGTCCTTTTGAGCCAGAGTGGTCTTATCTTCGGTTGCGCCCTCACCCATTGTCAAGTAAGACTGGGGTATCTTGAGGGCCGAAAAGAGTTTGTCACGCAAATACTTTACATCGTCAATCTGCGTCGTATTTGTGCCGCCGGCGAGGTTCTGAATGTCTGTTACGGAGCCTGCACGGACGGGGATGAAATAGTCTTCTTCGATACTCATGGGGTTGTATCGCAAATCTACCCGACCAGTGTCAGAATCAACGACTGAGTTTCTTTTTAGCTGGGTCACGATCTTTTGCATGTACTGTTCCACATCTTGTGGCGGGACCGCGCCAACATCAATCTTAAACACGCGGCGCTCCGAAGAACGAACAACACGGTAGGCCATCATGGCATCTTCCATAAGTGTAAGCTGTCTCCATATACGGCGTGCCGGCTCAAGAATCGATGTGCCGTAGGGCGCATATTTATCATTACCCAGAATGCGGAAGTGAGCGATCTGCCAGTTTTCGAATGTCATTCCAGCAGAGTTCCATTGATATTGAATATAGTTGGGATTAGTGGCATCTTGACCTTCCAGACGCTCAATCTCGGCGGAAGGAAGGGCGATGACAGATTGCACACCGTACTTATCATCCAAATCTAAATATAGAAAGAAGTCTCCATACTTACACATCGTACGCGACCAACCAAAAAGGTTGTATTGAACGTTCAAGATGTTTTCATACAAGATTCCCAGAACTGCTTTTATCTCTTCATTCGGACATTTGATGTTTAACATGGGCCGTAAGTCAGAGTATGTTGTCATCTCGTCTGCATAGATATCGAGCGAAGATGCAACTTCTGGAGTGTACTCCATTTGATCAAAATCGACATATCTCTCTGCACGGCGTTGATTCTGAATGGCGTTTGTTGCAATAACATCCAGAGGATTATAAAGTGCTTTTTTGAACTGCTGACCTGATGCCGACTTGAATCTGCTCGAAAACTTGTCGAGGTGCTGACGCCTGATTCGGCGTCCGGACTGTGAACGGTAATTGATAATCGGGCCCGAGAACAATCTCGTAAGAGACTTGAATAGCGTCGATTGTTGATTTTTGGGATTTTTAGTAGGTTTGCTGGCCATTTATTTTCTCACTTTATGATCCATTTATATTGGTTATAAATTTTTTCTGCTTCACTCATTTTATCAAATATATTATCAGTTTTGTACCCATGTTGACCTTTAACTTGAGTATTCATCGTTGTCTTGCTTGTCACTATAGCATCCACAAAAGCCTTTTGATAGTTTAAATCTCTAGCGCATGATTGGATAGCTGTGTCTCTCACCCAGCACGCAATGGCAAGAGCCATGATTAAATCATCATGGTATCCTTTCATTGCTTGGGGCTTACCATTCCTCCAGATAAAAGTCTTCATCTCGTTAATGGTCCGAGAAGAATACACAGTAATTAGTTTATTTCTGATAAACTCCTCTAATTTCGCGACTATAAGAGGTCGCGTCTTCATAGACGTTGTAAACCCCGGCACAGCGGCAGACCTAGCTTCTGCTTGATATTGCTCAATATACTCATGCGTGGACTTGATGGAATGGTAGAGGTTTGGATATCCGTAATCAATCAATTTGGTGAGGACTGAAAATCCGATGTTGTTATTTTCTACAACCAGCATTGCATTTCCAAACTCCCTTCCAACTTGGTTTAGCATGCCAGCATACATATCCAAAGAAGGCTTTCCTTGATATTCCCCTACAATCTCTAGTGTTTCCAACTTTACAATATGGAAGGTGGAATAATCTGCCCCGTCTCCACGAGCGACGTCTGCGACCATTAGATAGTTGCATGCAGGATCGAACTCTTCCCATATCCAAAAATTTCTATCGAAACCTGTTCTGTGCTTTGGTTCGCGCACACCTGAGAGCAGCCATTGCATACATTCAGGATCGATTACAGTTTCTCCAGAAGTATTAAAGTTGCACTCCAGCTCTTGTGCAATTTGTCTCTTAGACATATTGCGTGTTTCTTTTTTGTACCACTCCTCATCTCTATCAGGGTGGACATCCCACGGCAAAGTTGTTAAGTTAAAATTGTTGGCGCCGCTTTCTGCGTCGGCGCAGGTTTTATGAAACCAGTTTCCCACCCCATTTGGCGTGGAAAGGGCGATGCAGCGGCCACCAGTGGAGAGCGTGGGATATAAGCCAGTCCACAACTCTTCGAGCCCCTCGATGTGGGCGGCCTCATCAAGAACCAAAAGAGACAATGCTTCCGAACGGCCGGCGTCGCCGGACGTAGAAGCTGCTTTTATCTGAGAACCATTGGAAAGCTCAAATGATGTTCTGTTGTCAACTGATATGGATGCGATACGGATCCACTCAGGTAAGTTTTTCATAATACTTTTGACTTTTTTAACCAAGTTTCCTGCTGTCGCAAACTTGGTAGCCATAACTAAAATAGATTTATCGCGGTGAAATAACATCATCCACGCAATGTATCCCGCAGTGATTGTGGATATTCCTAACTGGCGGGCCTTAAGAATAACGTTGAACCGGTAATCATTAAAGTCGCCTAATAGATCATCTTGAAAATCATACGTGTCAAAAAGAATCAGCCCGTGCATCGGGTGTGATATCCGGGCGTAATTTTTCAAAAAATAGGATGGGTCTTTACCACACTTTAATATTTCTTTTACTTGTTGCTTTTTGTCTAACTTGAAGCTCATACATTTTCTACTAACATTTCTCTTATTAAATCTTTAAGCTCTTCAAGTTTGAATCCGATTT